CCATGTGTATGTTGTAGGTAAATTATTTGGTTTAAAACTATTACTTCTTAAACGCACTATTGAATACTCCTGTATTCCATGTGGTGGATTAGTATCTTGGTTGGTAGCAAAGGTTGGTGTTTTATAACTTTGCCAGTTACAGTATCTAATCTTACTAATAGTACCATTATAATTTTCGTCATCTGAAGCTTCACTTGATTCTGTTCCTCCACTATCCACCGCAACACTAGTTTGTCGTAAATTATCTGACATTTGACTTTCTAAACTCTCTTCAGTATCGTATTGTTTGAATTGACCCTGATAAACTGATAGTGATTTATCACCCCAACCATCACCAGCTACACCCGACATTAATTGAAGTTCTTGTCCGTAATGAATAGGATCAATAAAAAATCGGGCTTGCATTTCTTCAGAATCAACTTCTGTACTTGAAAATGGTTGGTCGTCTACCATTGTATTCTCACTTGGAATTATATGACTTGTAATAAACGCATTTGGTATAATAAGTTTACCATTAGTAAGTATATTTGTAGGTAATTCTTGACTTTCAACTACTAATTTTAAATCATTAGTATTTAAAAAATCATCACTACCACCATTCGGTTGATGAAAACTAAGAGGACCGTATTGTTCACTAGTTATACGCTCTCTTACATTTTTAAGTCTTATAAAATCATTATTATATTTTGAATATTGTATATTTTGAGGTGCTAATCGTAATTCAGTTCTAGATGGTGATATTTCGTGTACAAAATATTTATTTTCTTTTATAAATAAATCTCTACCTATACGAGCTCTATCATTTGGATTACTAGAATCAAACTGATCTGTATAAATATCTCCATTTGTGTCAACTAAAAGTGTTTCCCAAGAACCTGCTTTTTTTCTTAAAAAGTTATATTTGACTTTAAACTTACCCCTATCGTATCCCATCTTTCTTAGAACAGTTCCTGTTTTGATACTAACACCAACATCTGTATTAAACTCCCAATCATCTGTACTTAGTATACTGCTCTCCAAATAATTATTATTAACATCATATACACTTATCTGTACAAAGTCATTTATATTCTGACCAAAGACACCACCAGTATAAGATAATGAGGGTGAATCGGATACTATATTACCCGTTAGTAATAAATCAAGATCTTTTTCATTTAACTTTGACATTAAATCATATCCTCACCATCTGCTATTGAATTTATTTCTACTTCTGATAATACTTTTAAGTTACGAATTTGATAACCCTCTGCAAAAAATGAATTTAGACTTGGAAATTTTCTTTTTTTATTTCCTTCAAGTAACCACTTGGTAAAATCAGTTGAAAATGTACTTGTAATTATGTCACCATTATTAACACTACTAGGTAAAGTAGATGCTCCTGCATCCTCAACTAACTCTGTTATACTTCTGTCAATAATGTTGTCCATTATTTCTTTATCGTATACGTGACGTTCATTTGATCGAATTGTTTTAGAATATTGTTCTATCCAAGGAACTAAACCTTCTGCTGGTGTAACGTAATCATCACCTTGTTCCACTCCAAAATCAGATGCATCCAAATTCAAACGGTCTAGTTCAGTTGGTAAAGTTGAATATGTTGAATTGTTTAGTATTTGAGCATTTTCTAAACCAAATCCAGTATCAATATCTTCATATGATAATAAAGTATTAGCCGAATCCCTAAATTTTCTTTTTGCTCCAGATACTATTTTTTTAACAAAATCATGACGTAATTTATCTATGAATTTAGTGTAAAAACTTACATCTTTTAACTCTTCTTTTGTGTACGGCATTACTGAGAAACCTTAAATGTAAATCCTTCATCAAAATATTGATCTATCTCATCAGAACCACTACCACTTTTAACTCTAAACTCTAGTGTATAGTATCGTTCTGCTTGATATCCATCTAACCAAAGATTGAAAAAATTACCAGTCGAATCACAACTTATAAATGAACCAGTACCAAACGGTACAATAACATCAGCAGTTTCAGCATCTTTAATAGAGTAATATGACGAACCACTTGGTAAAGTTTTTACATTTAAATTTGATGGTGTTGTCGAATATGTTTTTTCTGGAAACCTTTCCTTACCCACCAATCTAAATTTTACTTTTGACTTCTCCTTGTACTCTGGTCGTAAACCTTTCATGTAAATAGTCATATCTTCTATATTAGCTTGTGTTAAAGGTGATAACGAACCTTCTGACCAAGTGGAATCATTCCAAACCGTTTCTAATGTTGGAGGATATTTTGTATGAGTGTCTGAAGAGAAAAATGCTAAATCACCAAACCGTGTTGTATTACCTTCATCAGTATTAGTGTCTGTATTACCACGATTACCATTTCTTTTAACCATAAATCCCTCATTTGATACAGAACCACTTAACCAACTTTTCACTATATCAGTAACGTTGATTCTAATATCAGATGTCTTATGTGTAATTGCATATGATGCTGAGATTTCTTGTTTCCAATTACCACCAGAAGAACTTACATCACCAGGCCATATAGTACCACCTATTTCTCCATCTACATACTGCCAACTACACCCCTCAGTAGTTATTGGATTATCATATGCATTACCATCACCCATTATCCAAGAACCACTAACAGGATATGCATACAAGCTCTGTGAAGTTATTAGGTTTTGTGACCTAGCATCATATAGGTTTAAATAAAAAGATGGGTTTGTGATTGTACTATTGACCATAGAAGCTGATATGTAACTTAAATCAAATTTTACTAAAATACGAGATACGTTAACCGAATCACCAGAATCACTAACCTCTTTTTTAATTTCTAATATCTCATCCATTCCAGCATTTAAACTAGCACTAGCTTGATATAGAGTTGTATCTTTTTCTGCGAATGTAAAATAATGCATTTAACTACTCCCTAGTTCCTAAATTATCACCTAAAACTTTACCCTTAATGTCTACATTAGGAAACTTAATTTCAAATATACTAGGATCTAATGCTGGATATAAAACACCACCACGAAACGAAGATGCTATATCATAAAAATTACCCGAATATCCTTGAGATGTATTATATTTATTCTCCACTACTATTGGTAAATTATTTGGATTATCAGTTTCAGGATTTACTACCGTAGCAACACCTTCTATAAGTGATAATTCATAAACCAAATCTGTGAGTACTATAGGTTGTCCAATTTGCCATCTATCAATATTAAAGAAATCTTGTACTGTGGAAACACATCGTAATAGGACTTCGTTTTTATTAAAACCAACTTTAGTTAGTATTGAAAAACTTATAGCAATATTAATAATATATGCATCCTTAATGTTTACAGCATCGGTAACCAACCTGTATTGTGAAATATATGTTTTTAGATTTCGTTTAGAAGTTTCTGATAATGGTATTAAATTTTTATTACTATTATATCCCAAGGTGTACATATTCATTGCTAGTGGATTTGGTATTGAATTTACTTGTAAATCTTTTAAATTTTTATCAACATCATCTTCTGTTATTTTTCTATCTAACAATTCATGCATTCCTTTTTTACTAAGTTGTTCATCTTGTGACATATGAACCTTGGCAACTGTACCATACTTTGCTGGTAAAGAATATGCTCTCACAATATAATCATCTTTAGTAACAGCCCTTTGTTGTGATTGAAAGTAAGCCAAAGCATTTTCTCGTGTCTCTCTAACAGTCTCACCTGAAGAACCACCAGAAGCAGGTTTTGGATTAATGAATGAAACAGAGTTTTGTGATTCTTGAACTAAAGATGACGCTAATCCAGAATCATTGATTGTATAACTTATAGAAGAAATCCTTGTAATTTCATTAGCGTTTACATTATCATCAATTCCACCCCCAAATGCATACGTAATTGTCAATGTAGTATTAGCAGGTGCTAATCCAAATGTACTTGTCTTCAAAAAGTTACTAGGATCAAATGCTGTGGTTAACCAACACTTGTCGGGTCTGGAACAATTTCCTCATCAGGATTATCGGATATACCAGCACCAAACCTTAAAACTGTTTCTTCGTTTTCGTTTATATAAGTTGTAAATCTTCTAGATACTCTTTTTAACTTTAAAATATAAGATGCTACTTCTCTATCTGCAATTGAGGTTGGATCATTAGTATAATTATTTTCCATATCCTCAAACACAGTATCCCTTGCCAAAGAATCTACTTCATACCATTTATTACCATCACTATCTATACAAGATATTATTTCTATAATGTCGGGTTCTGATAACTTTATTTGAGTATATTTTTCTGCATTATTAAATTGAAAAAACTCAGTACGTGTGTTTCCACTTTGAACCCTCACTTGTTTTTTTAGTAAAAATTTAGTTGGTAATCCAGCATTGGATTCGAATATACTAGCTTCACGTTTATCAAATGAACTTGAAAATTTAAAATTACAATCTTCAGTTGTTCTAAATAATGTACCATTTCCTGCAGCTATTTCAGTTCCACCGTCCACGACTAATGCGTATCTATAATCTGGTAAATTGTTTAACGCTGGTACAGTTTGGAATACATCCAATACAGCTGTAGCTGCTGACGTAGTTTTTGGTTTATATCCAAAGGACTGAGCTATGTTGTATACATTCCTTTTTTCCTCTGCATAC